ATGGCCGCCACACCCTGCACCATGGTGCTACCCACTGCCGACATGAAGCCACCGAAACCAGCTTGGCCGGCAGCCGCACCGAAGTAGGAGAAACCAACAGTCGCCACGCCGGCGGTGAAGACAATCGCCGCAACGATGAGAATCTCTTTCCAGTATTTCTTGACGAAGCCGACCACTTTCTTGACGGCCTTTTTCACGAAGCTCATGCTGCTTTCTCCTCGGGGCGGTCAGTCAGGAAGCACACCATCGCGCCACCCCGGCGCTCAAATCCACCCGCTTCCAGAAACATCTCAGCGCGGGGGTCATCAGTGGCCACCGCCATCACAATGCACGTACACTGCCGGCGGTGCGCCCAGTCCTTGAACGCCGTCAGCAAAGAAGCCCCACCACCATCGGCGATGAAATGCACGTCGCTGGCATAGTGGGCCTTGGACCAGAAGAACCGGTCCACACTGGCCAACAGGACCCCACGGACATTCCCATCATCATCTTCCGCTACCAACACGTCTACAAGGTGCTGGGTGCGAATCATGTTGACCACCGACTCGCGCAACACCTTCGGATTGATGGGCACAAAATCCCACCCCGTGCGCTCGTGCATGGCGGTCAGATACCGGCACACCGCCGACAAGTCCTTGTACTTGGCGATTCGGGTACGCATCAAGTCAGCGCCGGCAGGGCGGCAGTCGTCGCCTCAGCCTTGGGGTTGGTGGCCGAAGCATAGGTCTGCCCCAGAGCTTCGTTCTGCGCCACCGTGGCGGGGCTGGCAGAAGGCGTGGTGGAACCACGCGAGGCTGGTTGCGCCGTGGTCGTCACGTTCACACCATGCGGCACAGTTGGACCCTCGGGAGTCGTAGGCGTAGCTGGCGTAGCCGGGGCGTTCGGGTTGCCTTGGTCAGCCGCTGGCCCCCGAGGAATGGGTTGTCCAGTTGCCCGGTCCCATGTGTCATCCATGATGACCTTCGCACTCTCCCATGCCGCGTTTTGCTCCGCAGAGGTCAGGTCCGGGTTGCCGAAGATACTGCTGGCAATCTGGCCCATGGCGCTGTACTTGGCCAGCCCTTGGTTGGCCAAGATGGTCAACTCGCCTTCGGCCCAACGCTCGGCCGCTTCCTGCCGACCCAAACCCCACTGGAAAGCCTCAGTCAAACGCGCCTGTCGGTCTTGGAATTCCTGCCCGCCCTCACGTTCCTTGGTACCCCAGTCCCGGTTGGTGTCGTTCTCAATCTTCTGCCATTCCTGCTGGTCCTCGCGGTTCTCCATACCCAACGCGTGACGGGCCACATCCTGTCGGCCGCCCAGTGCGCCCTGTATGAAATCACGGTCACGGGTTGCGCGGGCGTTCATGGAAGCCATGCCCGCCTGCGTCATCAGGCCCGCGTTGGAGATGCTGGATTCCGTCTGCAGCTGGGCATTGAGGTTGGCCGCTGCCTGCTGGTTGGCAAGGGACTCGCTCGCTGCCTTCCCGTGGGCCTGCGCATCCTGCAGCGCGAACGGCTGGGCACGGTCAATCATCTCACCCTGCGCGTTGCCGACCGCGATGCTGCTATTCATCAACCCACGCCCAGCGGCGCCCGCCATGGCATGTTGTGCCGCACGCCGCATCAACGGCGAGTTGCTGCCCAACATCTGGTTGAGCTGCTGCGCGGACATCTCATCCTGCTGCGCCTTACGCGTGAACGCTTGGGCTTGAGCTGCACGGGAACTGCCCGCCGCCACATCGTAGTTCTGGTTGCCGAAGGGGGTCGTGTTGTACACGTCCGTGGCGTAATCCATCAGCCCCGGATTAAGGCCAAGGTTGATGTCTTGGTTGGCCTTCCCACCCACACCCGTCTGTACTTGGTTCTGCATGAGACCAGCCTTCGGGTCATAGGCCGGGGGCGTGATGACAGTCTCGGGAGTCTTTGTTGTGCTGGCCATGATGGTTACCTGTTGGGGCGCAAGGGCGCGTCATCCAAGAACGTAATCATCTGGATGGCGTGCGGGAATTCCTTCCTGCTCTCGTGTGAGACGCGCAAGGAAACAGCGAACCCACGGCCCGACAATCGGCCTTGGGTGTACTTCGGTTTGGCTTGGTCCTCTGGCGGATGCGACAGCGCACCCATGGCAATGTCCTCATGAGGAAGCTCGGGCAAGTCCATGTCTTCATAGTTCATCGCCCGGGACAGGCGAATACCCGCATAGCCGGGGCACTCCCCGTGCAGCTGGACCACGTTGTAACGTTTCTCCACCATACTGGCCTGCTGTTGCTGGCTGAAATAGTGGGTCATGGTGAAGTACGACGCAATCTCACCACCGTCGAAACTACGCCCCCGGTCCAGCTCATAGACGAAATCAGTTTCCGGCAACGTCACGAGGAAAGCATCCGGGTCGGGTACATTGGGCCGCTCTTCCACGGAGAAGAACGCCCGGTCCCGACCATCAGAAGTTACCCCCGACGCGGTGGCAAACACACGCGCAAACTGGCGCTGGTCGTCGTTGAAGTAGTACCGCTGAATGGTGTTCTGTGGCTCACGCTCTGGACCCACCTGCGTCAGCGTGACCACGTAACCATCAGCGAAGAACAACCGATACTGGTTTTTATTCCGCACCACCACGGAGTTCACTACTGACTCGTTGGCAGCTTCCACGCCCGCTGCCGTCTGCAAGCGACGGAGCAGAAACGGCGCAATGTCGTGGGTCAGCGGGGCGGTGAACAGGTCGCCAAACTGGTCCATGGTCTCCAGCGTTTCAATACCCCGGAAGCTGGTGAAGATGGGCCGGTTGCCTACATTCTGCACGGTGTACTCAATGGCGCCCACGCGATGATTGATGACCGTCTGCCTTGGTGGATTGGCGTCATCACCGTTCGCACCAGCCAGCGCGTGCGTGGCCGACTCGGTGAACACGGCCAACACGTCGCCAGCGGCCGGCATCAGTCCCGTTATCTTGTCCCCGAAGCCATAGGTGGCCGCGAAATCCTCACCCGCAAAATTCAGCGGGTCGCCGGGCGCCGAGGCGTACACCTCGCCCCACGGGTAGCCCAGATGCAGACGGGTAAGATGCACTGCCAAGTGACGCGGCTTCTCCAGCGCCTCGTCCACGCCGGTGAAGATGAAGTCCAGCGTGGTACCGTCGTACCAGAACGCCGGGCCAGCCCCGCTCACACCGTAGATGGCGTTGCGGTCCTCGCTGGCATAGAAGTTGTGGGAGATGAACTGGTACCGGGAGTTGTGCGCACGTAACAGGCGCGAGCCGGGCAGGGTCAATGTCGTGGTGGACCCACTGGTCACGGCAACACGGTTACCGGCCCCACCGGGGGCCGTACGAATCTCGGTGCCTTCGGGGATGTTGGTGAGTCCGGTACCATCCAGCCGGATGCGGCCGGCAGCATCATCAGTGTCCCAGCCCCCGCTCTCCAGCACCAACGACTCGGCGCTCAAGGTGCCAAGACTCACAGCATTGATGGGGTCCCACAAGTACAGCGTGCTGCCCACGGGCACATCAACGGTCAGGCTCATCCGCACCACGTCGATGGAAAAGTTGGCGGCTGCGCCACCTACCCTGACCCCTTGCAAGTCAAACCCAAACGCTGGGTCATTCACCATTTCACGGGTAATCTCTTGGCCACCATTCCACGCAAACGCGGTGTTGGCCACAGAGGGGTAAGGCGCAACCGGCCACGCACCGCCGCAACCCGTGGCGAAGTGATAGGTCGGTCGGCCGCCAAAGCCAGAAGCCAACTTCACTTCCAAGGTTCCCGAGGTAGCCGGGCAAACACTGAACCCCGCGATGCGCGTGTACAAGCGAATCCCGTACAGTACCTCCCCTTCCGCCAAGTCGGCATTGAAGCCAGCCACTCGCAACACGTCGGAACGGGACGGCGTGATGGTTGCTCCCGCCGTGTAATTTGGCCCCGCTGCGTTCTCAGTCAGCAACCCGGTCAGCGCCCCAGTCCATGCCGGGGTAGGCCCGTATCCATTAGCCACCTTTACCACCGTGGTGGGCAGGAAGCCATCCCGAACTTCACGCACGAAATTATTCAGCGGAGGCTCAACGTCGGAAGGGGCGGCCTGCTGAAACCTTAAATACCGGGGGGGCAGGGCGCCTACCCAACCTTCCTCAGAGCTGCGCCACAGGCTGGCGATGTCCGACAACGGCGACAAGGTTTCAACCGTGGCCACGGACATGCCCGATGCGAACAAGTTCGCAGACACAACCATGGTACTGGTGCCATCAATCTGATTCTGGAAGGTCTCGCCCAACGTGGCCACACTGGCAGGGTCAAGGGGGTCAAAGGCCATGAACGCAGCAATGCCCTCGGCATCGCCAGCGGCGAAACTGCCAAACTCCACCCGGATGTGGCCAACAAGGCCCTCCCACCCGCTGGAAAGTCCCTTCACCTTATGGTTCCTCGGAAACGCACCCGTACCGTTGGTGAAGCGAACGGTCAGGGCGCTGTGGATGGCCGCGCCGTTGTTCGCCTCAAACCCATAGGTATCCACCGGTGCGATGTGCGTTACCCCGGTAGTTCCATCAAGGGTGACAACCTCACCCACTTGGTCAGCATCGTTGTACACGAACTGCCCATGCTCCAAGGACGACGCGGTGGCCGGGGTCAGGGTCACCTCGGCGATGTCACGCACGGCGTACAACTGGTCTTCATGGAAATGCAGACCAAGGATGGTGCCCACACCCGGAACGGGTAACACCTTCGTGCGCAGAATTTCGGCGAAACTATGCAGCGCCTCGATGTACTCCTCGTGCGTGGTGTAATACTTGGGGAGGCTCTTGATGCTCGGTGCCAACGAAGCGGAAAGGACGAAGCTGGCTCCCGACTGCTCGCCAGTGACCACGGCATCGTAGGTAGGGCGCAGCAAGCCCGTGCGAAAAATGATGAACAAACGCCAGTTGGCGCCAGCATCATCCCTTTGCACCAAGGTGCCAGCGTTCCCTGAGTCTACCCCCAACGTCCACACCAAATCCTCGGGCGTGGTAAACAACCCGGTCACATCCACCTTGGGCACTTCCAACACCCATCCGGTGGTGTTGGATGGCGACGTGGTGCCATCGAAGCGTTCAAAGCCGTCGATGCGGGTATTCCCACGGCGGTAGCCAACCTCGTAGTTCAAGCACTCGCGGATGCGCCCAGCCAGCACAGCCGGGCGTGCCCGAATCAGGTCAAGGCCACCATCAAGGATGACGTTCTCGGGCATCAGGTCCCCGTCCCGGCCATGGAGTATTCACGCAACTGCTCAAGGCGTAGCTTGTTCATCAGGTCACGGTACAACTTGGCCGCCCGCTGCAGCTGTGCTGCGCTCTCATCGAAGCCGGCATAGTGCACCATGGCCCGGTAGATAATCAGGTCGTGGAACTTCTCCGGTAGGCCACGCGGCACATCAGCATCCACCAGCAGCTTCTGCGGCATGGCTCGGTACTGGTACTCAAGTCGCAGCTCGTCGTGCGGGGGCGCGGAATCAAACTCAAGGCAGCCGTCACGGGTCAGCGAGTAGCGACCGGGGATGCCCTTGTTGCGGTCGCTGGACCGGTCAAGGTAGCCATAGAAACGCTCGGGCGGAACGTAATAGCAAAGATTCCGGGTAACCGGGAAACCCTGCTTGGAATCCACCACCCAAACATAGCGAACATCGTTGGAAGCAACGAACGGTACCAGCGCCTCGTAAGGGTAGTCCACCCCAGCAGCGGAGTTGTAGCTGTCAGTGAGGAATTTCAGGTCGTAGACAAGCTGGCCCTTGGCCAGATGAATCATGGTGCGCTTCACCATGAAGTCCCACTGGGTCTGGTCTTGCTGAATGTCCAGCCATGCCCGTTGTGCCCAACGAACAAGGCGAGACCGGTGTTCCGTGGTCTCGCCATAGGCAGCCGCCGGTGGTACCTCCACCGACGTGATTTTTGATACCAACTCGGTGCCGGTTTCGCTACCGAGTTGCTGCACCAACTCCAGAAATGTCATGCCGCGTCCTCATGCGGCGACAGTACGCTCGGGCGTGCTGAGGTCCACCGGTGAATTGGCGATACCACAACGCGCTTCAATGGCCCCGCGCATGCCGACGATTCCACTCACTGCAGGAACTGACAAGCGTAGCGTGGTGCAAATGGCCCGGTACTGTCGCTCGGAGAATCCGGCGAATCCGTCCGTGAGTCGGTGCAGGCGTGCAATGCGGTCAATCTCTGACTCGGGCAAACGAACCGTGTCCGGGTCGTCGCCATGGTCAGCGTACATGAACCGCTGCGAAGGAATCCAAACATCCCGGTAGAAGATGCGGCCTTCGTCATCCACCGTGCGCTTGCGCTCCAGCTTCTGACCGGTCGTGTCCTTGAGGATGTTGAAAATGGGATACGGTACCGAGCACTCCACGCCGAAAGGCACGTACACATGCAGCCGGCCCCATGCGAAAAACTGGGGGCGTGATGTGTTGTCGTGGCTCAAGGAGCGGTGCAAGGTAATCCGTCTACGCCTGCCCTCCCAACGTCCCGTGGGCTTCAGGTTCAAGCCAACCAAGGCACGAATCTCTGCTTGCTGACTGGGAACAACCAGAGGCTGACCGGGTTCATCCCCGGAAAGCTCACGGTATTCCCCCATCGCTGCAGTGAGCTTCTTGCGCAGAGTGTCAGCGTTCATGTTGGGGTGGTATTCCAGCTTGATGTGGTCGCAGTACGCCCGCAACTCTTCAAGCTCAGCGTCGCGGAAGTCGTTCTCAGCGGCTTTGTTAAAGTCCATGGGAAACAAATTCTCCGGTGAAAAGGGTGGGGCGTAAGCCCCACCCGGGGGAGTAGTACGTCCAGAATCAGACGTACAACTGGCTCAGGTCGTCCGTGCAGGCCACTTCCAGTCGGACCACCCACTCATCGTTCAGGATGAGCTTGAGGTCCCACCACCGGCAGGACACGTACGCCCGCTGGTCGGCCGGGTCGGACTTCGAAGCGCCGGTCAGCACATTGATTTTTGTGCCGCCATAGCCCTTCTTGCCCGCGCCCTTCAGGTCCACCGTACCCAATGCGTGCTGACCGCACACAATCATCAGGTACACGTCCGCGTTCGCACCACCCGTGGACTTCACGTTCGCGCCGGCCAGCGCCGCGCCCGCATTGATGAGCGGCGTCAGCTGGGGCGTGGTGATGACACGCAGGTTTTCAATGGCACCGAACTCGTACTCGGACACGATTTTCTTCGCGCCGTACTCCGCTGTGGTGCGGAAGCCCGGCAGCATGCGAATGTCCGGGTGCATGTCGGTGTGGGTGAACGCGTAAAACGCCGCTTCGATGGGGTAGGTGTTCTCGTTCAGACCACCATGGTCCACCGTGGTGTAACGCATCGCCTTCGCAGCCAGCAGGGAACGCACCGCTTCCTGCAAGTCGCCAAGGGAGATAGGCGCCAACACCGTGGCGCGAGACGCAACGCCGCCAGAGTAGATGACGTTCGCTCCCTGTATGAAGGCAGCCCAGCCCACCGCTTCCTTGATGTTGGCAACGAGGTCGCCAAGCACGTCGGAAGAATCGCGGATTGCGTTGTCTTCACCCAGTTCGCGCATGCGGGACGTGATTTCGTAGACCTCGACGTACTCACCGAGGGTGCCGAACACGTCTTCGTAGGCGACAGCGCGGGACGCCGGAGTCACACCTTCGGTCACCGTGGTGGTGCTGACGATGGCGTTGACCGCACGACGGAACGCGATGGTTTCCGCCTTGTTGGCAGGGATGTTCTTCTTGTCGCATGCGAGGTCCAGCACCAGCTGGGGCCGTGCACGTTCCAGAAGGTCAAGTTCGGCATAGACATTCGTACGGTTACCCGGGCCAGTCAGCGCACCGCCGTAGTTGCCTGTGCCGCCATAATGTCTTGCTAAGGTAGGCATCTGCCTATTCCTCCATTATCGACGGTTGGACTCACGTTGCAGGCGTAGCCGTCTCTCAACTTCCGC